AGTCGTGTTAAAGGCGGTCGCACTCGGAGCGGTTCGTTCGGTCTTCCAAAATATTCGTTTTGGGAGGTGACCAGTGCTCCAATTGGGTACAGTTGCCGTGTTAAAGAGGCATAGCAGCTATTGCTTCCCAAACGAAGATTTTGGAAGGGTAAACAAAAGATGCAATCCCAGCCGTCGGCAACTAGTCCCCTTTTTTTCGACAATCTCCATTTTGAACATTTCGACAAAAGTGTCCACCTGGATTCGTGGTTAACATTTTGTCGAAATGTTCAAAATGGAGATTGTCGAAAAAACGGGGACTAGTTGCCGACGGCTGTGCAATCCGGATTTTTCGATTTACTTTCAATGGTTTGTGGCCAAAATCGAGTACTTCGGATTGCATCTTTTGTCAATCCATCCAAAATCTTCGTTTTGGATGCATGCAGTTGCCGTGTTATATCCCATTTGTCGTGCGCATGATGCTAGTGTCGAAATCAAAACATGGTCATCTTATGATGTGTCTGCCGAAATCGAAACATTGTCGCATGGTCATGTTGTGACAATCTGGATGTTCCCGTCCGGAATTTCACGTGCCCTCTTGTTGCTTCGGCGCATAGATGTGCCATTCTAGCCTTTTCATCATGTACGAAGATTGCAATCAAGCATGATGTGTCATGTTGGGATTTAGGTGACGTAACATCCCAACATGACATCGAGATGTGTCTGTCCGACTCTGTCGAAAATTGACTCGAAATCACAACTCGCTCCTTATCAAGCATCACGTGTTTGCATACATCAGATGGTTGGAAATGGTAACCAACGGCTCGGTTGGAGGCCCCCAGTGATGGTGTGTTTCGAATGTTTCATAATTTTACCCCACCCAAACGAAGATTTGGTAAGGAGGAACAAAAGATGAAATGCGGATTTCGAAGGAAGCACTTTTCAAGGGCGGTAGTACTCGATTTGTGCTACGAACAATTGAAAGTCCATTCGAAAATCAGGAACTCATCTTTTGTTCCTTCTTCCAAAATCTTCGTCTGGGGAGCATGGATTTGGGAAGGAGGAACAAAAGAGGAAATGCGGATGTCGAATGAAGCACTTTTCAAGGGCGTGAGTACTCAATTTGGGCCATGAGCCATTGAAAAGTGCTTCCTTCTAAATCCGCATTTCCTCTTTTGTTCCTCCTTCCCAAATCTTCGTTTGGGAGCATAAATTTGAATCACAAAACGGCGTCCCACATCGAAACGTGCATCATCGTACACACACCACGCCAATCGGTCGTTTCGGAGGGTGTAACATGAGCATTAGAGAGGCCATTTGGAACGCGCAGCGCTTGTCATCGATTCGGTTGTCGTCGAGCCCCTCGTCTGATTGGGCTTTTGGAGCCGCGTTTTCGGCCGAGTTGGAGACCGCGTGTGCCGGTCGGCGAGGTCGCACGTGCGGGCACCGTGACCAAGACTTTGTTGAACGATGCGTCGGATTCGCGAAACGTCAGAATGTTTGTGTCGCGGACGTACCCGTGAAAATGGACGAGCGGATTGCTCCCGCACATCCGAATGCGTTCGACGAGCGTGTCGTCGACGACCATCCCCAGCCTGGTGTGGAACGCCTTGTTGGCCGACTTTTGGGCCTCGCTGGCGATCGGGAACGACCCCTGCAGGAGGGCGACGTCGGCGAGTGGGATGGCGTACCCCCGGTCATTCATCTCGATGATGGACTCGACGTAGAGCTCATCGTCTGAGTGTCTCCACGAGACGTGGCTGTACGACGCGCCTTGGTCCTCGCCGCTCGTTTTGAACGAGTTGGACGAGTCCAAGTTCACCAAAAAGCACTGCGCCGTCTTGTTTTCGAACAGGTCGATGGTCGTCGCGTACCCGACCGGCAAGTGCCCAAACAGATTGAACAGCGACCGGTCGTGGACGAAAAAATGATGGACCCTCGCATGGCGATATCCGGGCTGGATGGGACTAATGGACGTGCTCGCCATGTGCTTGGAGCAGTCCAACGTCGGGGCGGTGACCTGGAGCGCTCGGCAGTCGAACGGCGTGGACATGATCTGCAGAAAGAGCATGTGTGGGGTTGGGAGGCCGTCGGTCGGCGCCGAAGACGCGAAGCTGTGTCGAATGCACTCGCTGAAGATTCGGTTGATTTGAGTCACGCGCCGGGTGATTTCGCCGACGGTGTACGTAGGCTTGTCGCTCGGCGTGCTGTAGTAGCCACCGGTGAAGCGCCGCGCGTCGGTCAGGATGTTGTACATGAGGTCCTTCTTGTCGAAGGACCGAGTGATGGCGTCCCAAATCGTCTCGATCGACACCGGACCCGACTGATTGAGCATGTTGCTGGTGAACCCTCCGTGCGAGCACAGGATGATTTGGTTGCTCGCGGGGAGGTCGAACACACGACACACGGCGCTTCGACGCGACGTCAGCATGCTATACAGCGCGCCGCGGCAAAACTCGGCCGTCAGCGTCCGCCCGGCCACCGGCAGGGCGTAGCGATGACTCGACCGCGTGCGTATCGGCTCGAGCATGCTGTTGTACACGGCGAGCACGATGAAGGCGTAGTAGTCGAGGGTCTCATTTCGCACACCGTACTGGGCGTCGACGCCCTTCTCCATTTCGTTCTTGGCGGGCAGCTGCACGTCGATTCCAATCTCGAATGGGATGGTGTAGAGCAGATTCTGCGCCGACATCGTACCGACCGTCCCGTCGTCCAGTCCGAACACGTCGGCGAAACGGGCCAAGAACGGATACGACCGCGAGTGCGACGACGGGTGCCGCTTCGCCGCCCAATGCGCCGCTTGCGTGCGGGGATTCCAGAACGGATACCAGTTCGACATGCACGCTTGCCAAGGCGAGCGATTGTGGCGGACCATCCACTCGCCCACGTGGTCCTTCAGATCGGCGTATCGGGCGTGGGACAGTTGCACGCGTCCGTGGTTGAACTCCGCGACCAGCCGGCCGACGTCGGGGTTGAGCTTGTTCAGCGCCACGCAGCGAATTTTGTTCAAGTCTCGATTTCCAAACACGAGGTGGATGCGCTCGTCGTTCACGACGTTCATGATATTGCGGAGATTGAAGGACTTGCGTTGTAAGAACCCGGGCAAGTTTTCGAATGCAGTCGCTGCAGTCGAATCCGTCAAGTCCCCCAAAATATAGAGGCGGTCGTCGGGTCCCAGGGTGCGATGCGCTAAAATGTCGTGACCTTCCGGGTCGGAAATAAAATAGGTAGCCATTTCTTTATCACTCGTTTATTTAAAAACAAGATCGGCTTCGTTGCCTGCGCGTGTCATCGGCTGTTCAATCTGCGACTCTTCGCTACATGAACCGACGCAGCAGCAACGTTAGCTCTTCGAGTTTGGCGAATGCGACCTCGTAGTCCGCGCCACACTCGGCGTAAAACGCCGTGTTGGTGTGTCTCAGCGTGCATCGGTCGATACTACGGCCCTTGTGGACGTCTGGGCACGAGTCGCTCTCGGCGTTTACGCTTCCACAATGCAAGCACGTGACCATGAAAGTCGCCTTGCAAACATTCCATCTACGTCCATCTTAAGTCACTTTGGAGTGTTGGAAATGCATCCGTCGCATGCTGCGTCCGATGCCCCTTTTCAAGCACGCATTGTTCCCCGAGAGGGGTGAAGCACACTGTGGCGAGCCAAAAAGTCGCACTTTCAGGCCTCGGTCGAAAGTGGCATGAAAATCGTAGATAAGAAAACTCGATAACAAAAGCAAGGATTTGGGTAGGAATTTATATCCCTCCCAAACGAAGATTTTGGAAGGAGGAACAAAAGATAAAATCCGGATTTTCGAAGCACTTTTCAAGGGCGTGAGTACTCGATTTGGGCTACGAACCATTGAAAAGTCAGTCGAAAATCCGGATTTCATCTTTTGTCAAGCCTTCCAAAATCTTCGTTTGGGGAGCATATAATTTACTACTAGGAAAACACCCAAATGGTAATTGTATGCTCACCAAACGAAGATTTTGGAGGGATGAACAAAAGATGAAATCCGGATTTTCGACTGATTTTTCAACGATTCGTAGCCCAAATCGAGTACTCACACCCCTGAAAAGTGCTTCGAAAATCCGGATTTCATCTTTTGTTCCTCCTTCCAAAATCTTCGTTTGGGATGGGTAAATTGTTTGGACCATTAGAATCCATTTTGGTGCATTAACATTCCCAAGTGCTTGCTTTTGTTGTTATCGATTGCTCGTATCTACGTTTTCATGCGCTTTTAACCCGAGGCCCGAAAGTGCGACTTTTTGGCTCGCCACAGTGGTGAAGCAGCTGGAGCGTGCGACTTGGCTTGCTAGCCACGATGAATTACGTCAGATTCCACTTCAGAACACACGAGTACGCAAAACGTCAGACGAGCCGTTCCTCCCGGTATCGACCGAGCAACGGCGCCATTTATGGACGTGCAAGTTTCTCTCGCTGTGGTCGATGTGCACGACGCAATCGCCGGCGTCTTTGTCGTCTTCGTTAAACACGCGCTCATCGAACAGTCGCATGAGCAGCGATTGCTCGCCCATGATCGGGCGTATGTAGTCCGCCGTCGCGTTTTTGAGCCACATCGGAACGTCGCGATGGCTAGTCGTTCGACGAGGTCGGCAGTCGTCCGACTCGCCCTGATTTCGAAGGCACGAGATTCCCACGACCACCATCCACGTCCAATCACCGAACATGTGAATTCACGGTCATGCGATCGTGTCGTTTAAATCAACATCACGACCCGGCGATGGCCCGGGAGATGCGAGACCCCCAGCCGCAGCGAGTCAACTCCCCACATCGGCCACGGCGTCGCAGTGGGTGTGCACAAAGTACCTCAGTTGACGCAAGAGCGACAACATGCCCGGGACATCGAGCGTGTTGGCGCGGGTAGCTTCGACCGAATGCAGCACGTCCAGCGTGCACGGCTGCACTTCGGGAAGGTCCAGTTGGGTCTTGTATTGCTCCAATCGTGCAATCTCGTCGGCCAAGGGGCACGGCCCGTTGTGGTCGGACGCCGAGCCGGCGTCTGCATCGGCTTCGGAGTCGGTGTCGTCGTCGGCGCATGCGTCGGCGTGCGTCGCATTGCCTCCGAACGGTCGGTCTCGCCAGCGCTCGTAGCGGCGACGCAGGTCGCGGTACGCTTTCTGGCGCTTGGCGAGTGGGGCGTTTCTGGTGCGGTCGGCACCTTCAATATCGACTCGATGGATCTCGTCGACGGTTGCCGCGTCCAGTCGGTCGCGGGTAACACTGAGACGCGCCCGATGATAGGAGCCATCGGCCAATCGAACGACGATGGAGTGCTCGTTGGAATGGGGCGCGTCGTCTTCGTCCGCGTACCCGATATCCGACATGTCGTACATCGGGAGCGGGCAGATGGTGGCCAGCTCCGCTCGCTTGGCCACCTCGAACTGCTCGCGAGCCTCGAGCATCGCCTGGTGCAGCCGCTCGACCATGTGCCGACGGGCGACGCCGTACGAGGCCGCCAAGTGGTGGGCGATGTACTTTCGCTGGTCTTGGTACGCCTGCCGCATGACATCGCGCCACTTCCCTCGAATGAAACAGGCCAGTGTGGTCGGCGTTTCCGTGTGGAAGTCGCAGACCCGGTTGATGAGGAGGTCGTCGTTCGAGTGGCCGATGGCCGATATAACCGGAACCGCGCACTCCACGATGCTCTTGAATATCGGCTCCCTGTCGTACGAATTGGACATATCGAGAAAGTCGCCACCGCCGCGGATGATCAAGATGCAGTCGACGCTCGCCCGGGTCAGCTCCGAAATACCGCGGATGATATCGGACTCGGTCTTTGGCCCCTCGAGTGCGATCTCGACCAGCACGCGCTCGCATGGTATGCGCAGCTGAGTGATGAAGTCGTCGTACCCCTTGCTGCCCGTCTTGGACAGAATGCCGATCCGCCGGTACGCCAGAAAGTCGACCTTCTTTTTACGCTCGAACCAGCCACTCTCGGTGCACAGCCGGGTGAGCTTCTCGGTCTGGCTAATCTGCGCCGTGTCTTCCTCAGTCGAATGCACCCTGATTTGCATTCCGTACGGCGTGTTCTGGGCCTTGCCGCAGATCACGTAGACGGTGTGGTCCTTTAGGGTCGCGTTTCGCTGAAACCACGCGCACTTGATCTTCTCGCCGTCGAAACTGGCGTCGAACACGACGCCCCAGTTTTGGACTTTGGTGATCGTCACGTCGCCGATGAAGCGCACGTTCCCAATCGTGTGCTCGAGCGCCTGCATGCCAGATGATATGGTGCTTTGTATCGCGCCGATGGTCGTGGGTGTGTAATCTACGACCATGTGTGCCTTCCTGTCAGCATCATTCCATTTAGACCATTTTTCATTTTTGACGTGGCGCGTCTCTGCTGTGACACAGTGCTTTTCAGACTGGCAGTGCCACTGCCAAGGATGAACAAACGACGAAATGCCGATTTTCGAACGACTTTTCAATGGTTCGTGGCCCAAATTCAGTACCCGCGCCCTTGCAAAGTCGTTCGAAAATCGGTATTTCGTCTTTTGTTCATCCGTGCAAGGTCTTCGTTTGGGACGGGTAACGTTTGCCAGATGGTACAACAGATGATAGCATGCTATGCAATATGATGTGTTGGACTGTTGGTGCGACCGGCGAGTGCAGCGACTGATGCTATCTTGCGTTCTGACATGACGTGCCATTCGAGGCGCTGGCGGTGGTTGACCTTCCAATGGTGGTGCACGAGAGGATGACCTCACGAAGATGCAGCAGTCGGACTCATGATGCCATGCTCGTCGCGTAGTCGATTGCCCGGTATGACTGCGATTGTTGCGTCGTATCATGCATTCGGACGGCGTGCTGCGTCATGTACTGCCGAAGCTCACCGATCGTCGGTCTCTGGGTGTGGTCTTCGAGAATCGTCTGGTCGAGCAAAGTGCTCGTAGTGGATTGTAGCGCCTTAAACGCTCGAATGCGGGCGTAGCGTTCCATCGCCGACGAGAACGTGCAAAACAACTGGAAAAGTACAATACCGACGCTGTACACGTCGACAGACGGCGTTTTGGTAGCGTGATATTCAGGCGCCTGGTACGTGATAGTTCCGTGCTGGGAAGACGCCCCCGAGAACTCGACTGCCGATGACGCGACGCTGGCCAAGCCGAAATCGCACAACTTGGCTATGCAGCGCTCCTGTGCATACTGGAGCATGACGTTGGACGGCGTAATATCGCCGTGTATCAACGCTGGTTTCATGTGCACGTGCAAAAAGTGGACCGCCTCGACGAGGCCAAACGCAATATCGAGCGCGTGTCCGTCGATGTGTCCGTCGATGTGTCCGTCGATGTGCTCGTCGCGGTTGCGGTCATACCGCTCAACCAAGTAGGATTCTAGGGTTTGGGTAATAAACTCCATCTGCATGAATAGGTTCATGGTACCGTGCCTCTCGTCGACCCACGAATTGTGGTAGCGGACGATGTTTGGATGGTAGATGCGCGACAGCATCCGAATTTCAGCGACCTGCATCTGGAATAGGCTCGATGTCGCTTTCGAGCGCATGTGTTTGATAGCGTACCGATTCCCATCCAGCTTATGCACGCCGCCGTAAATGACGCCGAAACCACCCTTGGCGATGAGCTGGATGTCGGTGAAATGGTCGGACGCCGATGCGACGTACGCAAGTTTGTTGCTACATCGAATGTTGTTCGCTTTGACGATTGACATGCACAATGGGACAACTTGTCGTTAACATGATAGTGCATGACCCTCGTGTCCCTAGGTTGTCGTAGACTCGTCGCACGCCTCCCCCTTTAACACGACGGATGCCGCGATGATCCGGGATGCGCTGCTCTGCGTAGGACCCAAATCGTCATCAGTGTCTTGTCATCATCTTGCGAGAGAGACACTGCCAATTCTGCGACAGACACATCGCCATGCTGTAGCCTTCTTGTAATCTCTAGTCATGTCCAGCATGCACGACCGGCACGCACGCCCTTTAACAAGACCGGTTCTGACCAATGCAGTTACCGGAACGCACGCCCTTTAACACGACTGATGCGTTGCTCTGCGTCGGAGTTACGGTCGGACCAATCGTCATCATCGACTCACCATCAATGCTTAGACATGCTACATCTTGTGAGAGCGACAGAGAGTGACAGACACAGCGTCATGCTATCATCTTGTTATGTTGACAGACACATTATCATGCTATCATCATGAGATGTCTTCGTGTCGACTAACACTCCAGCATGCACGACCGGCACGCACGCCCTTTAAGTTAAAGTTAAGGCTTTAACACGACCGGCACGCACGCCCTTTAACACGACTGATACGTTGCTCTGCGTCGGAGTTACACAGCATCAATGCTGCATCATGCTATTATCATGAGATGTCTTCGTGTCGACTAACACTCCATCATGCACGACCGGCACGCACGCCCTTTAACACGACCTG